CCTTGCTGCGCTGGGTCTAGTCCTGGCGCTGTCCAGTTGCCAAGCCGGGTTCTGGAAGGAAGCCGGTGACACGGCAGGAAAGGGCAGCATCGTCTCAGGGCTGGCGACGCTCGGCGCGGTCTACGGCGGTCCCATCGGCTCGTTCGGCGGGGCCATGCTCGGCTTCTACTTTGTCGGCAACATCGAGGCCGACCTGAAGCTGGCCGAGGTCCAGGAGAACCTCTGGAACATCGCAGGGCTACAAGAGGCCGTAACCGAGGCCGCGAACAACGCCGCCAAGCCGCTGGTCGAGCAAGCGCAATCGGACCTCACGACTTGGCTGATCCGGGCGCTCCTGATCTGGGCGGCCTACGAGATCATCTCTAAGGTATTGCTGGTAAAGACTGTAGATCGGAAGGTGAAGAACGGTGGCTGACCTTGCCAGCCCTTGCCCTGTGTGTTACAGTCGCAGCGGTGGCGCGGCCCTCTACTCTGAGGTCGAGGCAATCATCGAGACCCTAGAGGGCGAGTACCTGTGCTATGTCCGAGCAGCCGAGCGAATCACTCTATGAGGCCCTAGTCGACCTGTGCTGTGAACACGGGCCTCTCATCATGGACCTCTGCGAGTGCCGTCAGTGCGGTGCCACCGAGTTCCATATCGCACCCCAGAGTCGGGGCTTCGAGGGCGGCTACTGCGTGAACTGCGGCCAGCCCGGCCTTGACCAGTGGGTCCTGGACAGAGAAGACCTTTGAAAAAGTGCTCCAAGTGTCAAACAACCAAACCTTGCAGCGAGTTCCACAAGAATCGATGCAGGTATGATGGCCTTGCAAACTACTGCAAGGGCTGCGCTAAAGAATCTCGCCGCGCGCATTACCTGAAAAATCGTGACGCGCAGTTGAGGAAGAATAAAGAGTGGCAGGACGCCAACCGGGAATACTGGAATGCGTGGAAGCGGGAGTGGCGCAAATCTCCGAAACAGCGAGAGAAAGATCGCCAAAGCAATCTAAAGTGGAAAGCTGCTCTAGCTGGGGCCGAGGGGCATCACACAATAGAGCAGCGCTTGGCGCGGTTCGCGTATTTCGGTAACAGGTGCGTCAAGTGTGGCACTACTGAAAGACTTAGCGCAGATCACAACATCCCACTATCCAGAGGTGGGACTAACTGGGCCGCTAACATCGTCCCCCTTTGTCTTAGCTGTAACAGCGCAAAACACACGAAGACCCTGAAGGAGTTCCTAAGTTGAAAACGCTAGTCCTGAATGACGTGCATACGCCCTTTCAAAGCGCCCGATGGCAGAAGAAGGTTGACGAGTACCTGCGAAAGGAACGCCCCGGCAAGATCGTACTAGCGGGGGATATCGCAGACTTCCATGCTCTTTCGCAGCATCGCCGTAACCCCCGCTGGGAGGACAACCTGGAGCGCGAAGTAGCAGAACACTCCCTCTGGCTGGACAAGCTGCGCCAAGCTAGCCCCAAGGCAGACATCGTCTACATCGAAGGCAACCACGAGGCGCGCTGGTCGAGTTACATCCAGAACCGAGCGCCAGTGATCCGCAACATTGGCGTAGACTGGCCGGAGTACGTCGGCGTAGCGGACTACGATATCCGGATGGTCAAAGCGGGCCATAAAGTCGGATGCGGGCAAGGTCAGTGCGTCGCAATCTACCACGGGCACGAAGGCCGGTTGGGCTCCAGTAAGTTCGGCGGGGGTCTCGCCCTCAAGTTTGCTCTGAATCACGGGGTAAATGTACACATCGGCCACACCCACAAGCAGGGGACTCTGTTTGGCAAGGTGGGTCGCAAGCTCGTCTATGGACATGAGGGCGGCTACGGCGGGGACACGCGTAAAGCTGCCTTCGATTTCGTCCGTGGTCGGCAGACGGATTGGGTCCTTGGCTTTACGGTCTACGATTCGGAACAGAGTCATTCGCCGCTACCTACATTCATCAAGGTCTGAAGATGGACCCAGTGATAGTGCCCCCTCAGTAACTCCTCACTTAGCCAAAGCTGCCTCAGTGCCATGCCCGACCTCCAGTGCCCCAACTGCGATGCGTACCTCCTCCCCAACGGCGACTGCCCGTTCGAGGACTGCGGCTCTGTGTTGCCGAGCTGGGTCCTGGATATGCTCGATGAGGAGTACCACGAACCTCCGGCGGACCTGTTCTGATTATGCTTGTTCTTGGCATTGATCCGGGCTTTCGCAACCTAGGGCTTGCGCTCGTCGACACGAGTACCGGCAGGGTGCTGGCGACTCGCACGGTCGACTGCGGCCGAGTCTACCTCGCGATGCCCAAGTTTGTCAACAGGGCTCTAGAGGAAATGTTCGCCACGCTCCCCCGGCCCCAGCGAGTGCGGATCGAGGCGGCCCCTTTCGGGTACGGCGGCTCGCGGCGAGGCGGCCAGAACGCTTGTACGATGCACTGGGTCCTGGGGGTGGTCGGCGGCTGGGCGGCGCGGCACGATATCCCGATGTCCCAGATCACGCCCAAGGCCCTCAAGACATTCGCCGCCAAACAGATCGGTGTCCCGTACAACGACTGGGTGGGACCCGCCGACTCTAGGGCCGCGAAGAAATGGGGCATCTCCCAGGCCGTCCAGCAACTCACTACCGGGACGGCCGACACCACCGACCACGAGGATGACGCCATCCTGATCGCCTTTACGACGACATGAAGTACTTTCTCACCACGTTCATCTTCTCCTGGTTCCACTCGAATACCTGGGAGTATGCTCCCGAGCCTGTCCGGGTCTACATCAAGCTCGTCGAGAACAGCGAACTCGCGGTCAACAACCTGCGCGGGCTCGCCTACGACTCGGCAGGGCAGGTCACGTTCCATGCGGCCCGCATGAAGAACATGGTCCTGTGGGCCCGCGAACCCGGTACAGGCGAGCGCGTTCCCCAGGGCTTCGTGATCTGGAAGTACCTCTCGCCGAACGTGCGGGAACTGATGATCTCCCCGTGGTCCTCCTACAGGGCCGCGCCCGATGCCCCAGGCAACTGGGACTTCTACCTGCTTGACGAGCATGATACCTACGCTGCCGACAACAAGGGCGGCGAGATCAGCATTAGCGGCTCTGCGAACATCATCCTCATCGAGGGCACGATGCGCGTCAGGGTCGGCGCCGATGTCACGACCTACACACTTGCCCCCGGCGACCTGCCTGTGAGGATCAAAGTATGAGCCAGCAACCCCTCCCCAAAGACAACGACGACATCCAGCCGGTCTGGAGTCGCGACGACAAGGCCGCCGTCCGGCACAGACTGGGCGCCGATCCGCCTCTCCTAGAGCAGAGCGTCGAGCAACTCGCGGGCGAGATCCTGGAGCGACACGGGATCAGCCCTGAGATGCCCGATGCGGTCGTTGCCGCCTACGGGTGGGCCGCTTGCCAGTACGAGCTGGGCCTCCTCGTCACCCAGCGCCTCCAGGAAGTGCAGGACTACGCTACCCTGCACGACATCGCCTACGCGGAAGCCATGTTCCAGATTGCGGAGACTACCCGCTTCAAGAACGTGGACGCGCGGGTCAGCCGTCTCCGGGCCGAGATCGGCAAGTGGGAAGACGCGCTCATGGGGCTGCTCTAGTCCCTGCACCCGTAGCATTTCTGCCCGCCAGGACTCCAGGCCCTACAGTCGGGGCAAGGTCTAAGGGGCCGGATCGACTTCTGCCTATCGCCCGCGCCCACCGGGTCCGTGCAGTCGAGGCAGACCTCAAGGTGCTGATCGACCCCGCACTGCTTACAGACCTTGACCGGCGCGATACGCCAGGACTCGGCCTCAAGTTCGAGGACCAAGCAGACACCCTTATAGATGATGCAGCCGGGACGGGCGGGCTGGGGCGAGGGGACCGGCGGCAGGGTCGAGATGGTCCGGCAGCCAGCGCACTTGCCGTCCTTGAGTTCGTCGCGCGTGTAGGTTAGGCGGCAGCTCCGGCAGATGCGCTCTTTGCGGCCCTTCCAGCGAGCGGCGCTACAGGCCTTGCACTCGGACTGGCCCTTGTGGTAGCCCGTGTCGGTGCGCTTGAGGAGGCCGCACTCAGGGCACTCGCGCTTCGGACGGCGAGCATTCTGGCAGGGCTTGCAGTAGGTTTTGCGCCCGTCCTTGACGTTCCGATTGTCGCGCGGAAACTCGTCTAGGACCTTGGCAACGCCGCAGATGTTACAGGTCTTTAGGGCTTCCATCGGTCGGCGCGGGCCAGGGTCAGCGCGTTCTCGGCGTAGCCCTGGATGTCAACCCAGTTGTCCTCGTAGGTCGGGTCATGGATGGCCCGCGCAATCTTCTGGAGCATATTCAGGACGCAGACATCGACGGCCGTGGGCTGCCCTGGGAGCAACGCAAGGTACGCGCACCAAAGGGCTTGCGTTCGCGGGTGGTTGACGGTGCAGGGGCCGTACTGGGACTCGCGCTCGGAGACGATGGAGGTCATACCTCCCAACTCTCCCGCAGCGCCTCACAGGCGGCGCTCGCATTGCAGTAGGTCTCGCCCTCGCCTCCCTTGACTTTGTTGCAGGGCACGAACAGCTTGCCACGCCCGGAAGCGTTGGGCTCGTTGCGCCGCAACCAAAGCTCTGGGACGAACTTCCCGGCAATCGCCCCCTCGACGCGGGCCTGGGCGCGGTCGCGGACTCGCTTGAGATCGTCGGGCCAGATGTAGCTGACCCCGAAGCGGCCATCCTCTAGAGCCGGAACCTCCTTGTTCACGCTCAGGATGATGGCGCCGTTGTCGAGCGTTCCCAGCATCTCCGAGTAGACGGCGACCTGCTCCGAGTTGCCGAAGACATCGTGGTCAACGCTGTGGACTGGCTTCGCGTAGGCCATCGAGCGGCCCGGCTTCGTCTTGATGTCGGCCACGATATGCGTCGGTGCGCCCTCGGGCAGCCAGCCGTCTTCCAGGACGCGCAGCGAGATATCCACGAAGCTCCGATCACTGAACCCTGGTGTGCCTTTCTCGGGCCACCAGGGCAGCGAATCGGGGAGGGAAAACTCTTGTTCGAGGTTAAGCTCGATGGCATCCGGGGGGAGTGCGCTCTGGAGGGCGGCATAGCACAGGGCATGATGGAAGTGCCCCGTCGCAAAGTTCGCGAGGTTAGGTCGCCCCCGCTCCTCGGTCTTGCCCTGGAGGGTAAGGGCGGCGAGCCCCTGGCAGTTCAGGCCGCTTGAGGGCTTGATACGCGCCGGGCGGGTATCGGTCTCAGGCAAGAAGGTTCGCCGGACACTAGAGCCGAGGTCCTCGATCCAGTAGTCCAGGTATT